TTCCGGTACCGCTCGAGAGACCACTTACAATGGTTGGATTCCGTTCATGGGCAGCAGAGAAGCATAAAAGCGTGGAAGATTATTTCGCAAACAGCGAGGGGAGATATTCAGCTTACGCCACAATCTGCCGCACGATAGAGGCAACCATCAAGCAAGACCAAATCGAGGGAGGTATGGCTGGGCAGTACAACCCTTCCATCACTCAACGACTGAATGGTCTGACTGAAAAGACTGACATCACTTCTGGAGGTCAAAGCATCTCCGAGGTGAAGGTGAACATAATTAGACCGACAGAATAGTATTATTGCTATCTTTGTAGGTATTGGCTATATGAGAGAAATACTCGTATAGCATCCCTATTGCCTAAACTTTGACCTATGGCTGAAATCTCAATCGACAGCACTGTCATCTTCGAAAAGAACTACACTGCACTGGCAGACCCTGGTGTGCGCTTCATCATCAATGAGGGTGGAAGCCGCTCGAGCAAGACCTACTCGCTCTGCCAAATGATCGTGGTGTACTGCCTCCAACATCCTGGCAAGGTGGTCAGCATCGTGCGAAAGACATTCCCAGCTTTGAGGGCAACGGTCATGCGTGACTTCTTTGAAATCATGAAGGCGATGGAGATATATGACGTGCAGAGCCACAATAAGTCAGAGCACATCTACACCTTCAGCAATGGGTCCATAGTGGAGTTCTTCAGCGTGGATGATGAGCAGAAGATTCGAGGGCGCAAGCGTGACCTTGGTTGGTGCAATGAAGCCAATGAGCTATGGTTTGAAGATTTTCAGCAGCTCAACATGAGGACCGAGCACAAGCTAATCTTTGACTACAACCCGAGTGAGTCATCATCCTGGCTGTACGAGTTGCCGATGGATGAGAGCATCATCATCAAGTCAACGTACAAGGACAACCCATTCCTCCCCGACAGCATCAAGCGGCAGATTGAGGACCTCAAGCGCACCGATGAAGCCTTGTATCAAATCTATGCGCTCGGTGAGAAAGCCATCAGCAAGAGCAACATCTACTCGAATTGGTCATTCGTCAAGCATCGCCCTGCTCGGTTCGTGAACTACGTCTATGGGCTTGACTTCGGGTACAATCACCCGACTGCCCTGGTGCGAGTCTACTGGTGCGACAATGACATCTACATCGAGCCGGTCATCTATGAGAGCTACCTGACAACGACCAACCTCATCGACAAGATGGGCAACATTGGCATCGAGAAGCACGTCACCATCGTGGCTGACTACGCACGTCCTGAAATCATTGCCGAGATGAACAACGCTGGCTATGACGTGCAGAACGCCAACAAGGTGGTCAAGAAGGGTATCGACAACATCAAGACGTTCGGAGTGGTCTGTGAGGATGACCCACGCATCAAGAAAGAATACGAGAACTACAAGTGGAAAAAGGTTGGTGACATCATAACCGATGAACCCGTGAAGCTGTTCGATGATGCCATGGATGCCATCCGCTACGCTGCCACACACATCCGCCAGGAGTACTACACCGATGACTCATACTTCGCCTTCTAAACATTTGGCTGCCTTTCTGCAATATAAGCATGGCATTTAGAACACAGAAGATATCCCAGATGACTCCGAAGGGAGCCGACCTGGAAGCAACCGACCTCATCGAGGTATCCACGCTGGAGAGTGGAAGCTACGTCACACGATCAATCACGGGTCAAGAACTTATTGACGCTATTCCGTTACCTCCTTCAGGCTTAACAGTAGGCACTACACCGATAGCTTCGGGTACAATAGGTCGGGTATTGTTTCAAGGTACGGGGAATGTGTTGCAGCAGAGTTCGTCTTTATTTTGGGACTCAACTAACAACCGCTTGGGGATTGGTACGAGTAGCCCTACAAACATTCTAACTTTGGGCGCAGCGGTTGCTGCATCTTTGCAATCTTCGGCAGCATCAATTTTCACATCTAATGAAAACGCATCTAATGTATTTGTACAAGTTGCCGCATCAAACGACCCCGTTCAAAGACCTGTATTTGCAGGTACAAAAGCAAGGGGAACACTTTTAAGTCCTACCGCAGTTCAATCGGGTGATGCTATTACAACTTTTTTAAGTCAAGCTTTTGATGGTACTGCAGTTCAAGCAAGCGCAGGTTTATCTTTTGATGCTGAAAGCAATGCAAGTTCGGGTAATGCTCCGCAATTAATTTCATTTATAACGGGCGCAAGTGGCGCAACACGGACAACAAAAATGCAAGTGCGCTCGAACGGCAACGTCCTAATAAACACAACAACCGATGCAGGCTTCCGTTTAGACGTCAATGGTACTGCGAGGGTGAGTGATAATACAACCATTACAAAAACACAAGATGGTATTACCTCACTTTCTTTACTAAATGGTTCAACGGGTGCTAATGCTTCAGCTCGTGTTTATTTAGGCAATACCAATACGCAATTAGCAAAACTTTCAAGCGGCTATACTTCAGGCAGCATTTTAAAAAGTGGCGATTTCTTTATGTACAATCAAACGGTTGGAAACATTACATTTTGGAACAACCTTTCAACAGGCAACATTAACTTCACAACGGGTAGCGCATCAACTCCGCAACTTACACTAGCCTCCACAGGCAACGTACTCATCAACACCACCACAGACGCAGGCTTTAGACTTGACGTTAACGGGACGGCGAGGGTGCAGGGGAATGTTACTTTTGGCTCAACTTCTACAACAGGTACTGCTACAATTCAAGGAAGTAACATTGTAGAACTAATTTTATCAGATACATTAAATGGAAGGTCTGTAAGATTATACAAAAATGCGGGAAGTGGTTATATAATAGAAAACAATTCGGGAAACCAAATGAGCTATGGATACGCATCTAATTATTGGATGAGTTGGAGAAATAGCACAAAATCTATTGCTATTGCCTCAACGGGGTCAGAGCCAACACCTGATGCAACTTCGATATTTGACTTGCAATCAACAACAAAAGGCTTCCTACCTCCAAGAATGACCACAACACAAAAGAACGCCATTGCTTCACCTGCAACGGGTCTGCAAGTATATGACACCACTTTAAATCGTCCGTGTTTTTATGACGGAACAACTTGGATAACTTTATAAATAAAAATATGAAAACACAACCAACACAAGGAGTAGCAATTGAACCAATTGTCTACCCACTAAACGCAGGAACGGCTACGCAAATGTCCGTCTTAATTCTTAACTTTACAACCGAAGCAACCACTTGCACAACGTACTGGCAGTTGCTATCCGAAGACGGACTACAACTTTCGCAAGGTAACTACACTTTGACTGAAGAAGAGTTCGCAGCTTGGGGTACTGACAACAACGTAGTGAACGAGTATGTTGCACAAGCAATCGGAGTAACTTTAATTTAAGACGTATGATTCAGCTCACTGAAGAGAATGTAAAAGCATTGGTAGAATTCGCCAATGAATTGCCAACCAAGTATGGTCTGCCGTTATTGCAGTTCATAGAGAAACTCAAAGAGAATGGCGCAGACAACCATAGCGAGTCCGCAGACGTTTAGTCCGGCATATAACCCACTCAAGTTCATCATCGATTCCACCAACAAATCATTGGCTGGCTTTCGATACATCTTTGATGTCTACGCTGCTGGCACTTCCACCAAGATAGCGGAGTACAAAGTGCTGCCAACCTTCGGCACTGGCTATGGCGAGGAGGACCTATCCAAGCTACTCCAGAACCAGGTGAGCTGGGACCTCGATACAGAGCTCACGTCCAACTATGGCGCACCGAATTCATACTACGCATACGATGTCAAGGTCGGTGAGGAGTACGTCTATGAGGTAGCCTACACGAGTAGCCTCACTGATGCGAGTGGCAGCGTGCAGATAAACGTCACCAACTCATTCGCTGCTGGAGACCAGGTCATCATCACACAAGCTGATGGTGGAGTGGCTAACCCACAGCTCGAGGGACTGCACACCGTTGTCAGCGCAACGGGCTCGGCATTCGTTGTCAACGTCAACTGGTCCACGATCACTGATGCGACCATCAATGGCTCGGTGAGTTATGCTGACAAGCGTAAGACCATCACCAGGGACATCACTCTCTTCGAAGATTACAGCGTATTCAATGGAGCGTTCAGATGGTTGGACTGGACAACGTATGACAAGCTCGACTACAAGCTCAACACACCCACTGCATTGTGGCTGACCAACCAACCAACGGCAGACTTCTACTGCACATTGGGTCAAGACTTATATCTGAACCTCCAGAATCCGAAAGGTACTGACCGTATCTACTTCGAGAACTCGAATGGTGCTGTGTTCTATAAGGCAGTCATCTCGAGTACTGACATCCTTCAGGTGCCAGTGGGTCCGAACAACTATGGAATCTTGGTAGGCACAGGTGACCTCATCGACAACACTGTTGAGTGGTATGATGTATGGTTCAACAACGGCACCACATTGCAAATCCAAGACTCTGTGAAGTACCGCATCTATCTCGACAGACGAGTGCTCATCTCCGAGTATCATGTGTTGTTCCTGGACCGCATGGGCTCATGGTCATCATTCGCCTTCCAGCTAAAAAGCTATGAGCGTGGTGAGGTGAGTCGTGAGATGTACAACCAAGATGTCGCTGGCTATGTCAACGCCTTGGATGAGTGGACCTACAAAACAGAGGAGTTCGGATTCAGAACATTCAACACCAACGTCACCAAGCGCATCGACCTCAACACGAACTGGATGACGCAGAACATGGCGACATACTTCGAGGAGCTGGTCACATCACCGCAGACCTTCCTCAAGATTGTCACCTACGTCACCACAGAGGATGGCATCCCACTCATCGATGAGGATGGTTGTCCGATTCACATCCCCGAGTCAACGGCATATCAGCCATGCATCGTGGACAACAATGCATACGAGATGCTCAACCAACGCAATAAGAACTTGATGCGCCACTCAATCACCGTGCGCCTCGCAAACCAGGATAACGTAAATGGTTAGAATACAACTTGAGAATGGATTCCTTGATGTGAAGGAGGGAACAGTCTTTCCTTTGAACTTTGCTGTCGGAGATATCCGTGACCTCACCAAGCGCAGCGGAGCGTTCTCCAAGACCATCACCTTGGTGGGTAGCAAGAACAACCACGAGCTGCTCAACCACTACTATGATGTCAACATCTCCGCTGGCACATTTGATATCAATGCACTCACAAAGTGCAGTGTCATTCAGAACAACGTGCCCATCATGGAGGATGCGCTGCTTCAGTTGCTATCGGTCAACAAGAATCAGCAGACAGATGCCTATGAGCAAGCTGTCGAATATGAGGTCCTCATCAAGGATACGAGAGTCGAATTCTTTACAGCCATCGCCAACAAGGACCTGACTGACCTGGACTTCACTGACCTCAACCATACATTCTCGGCTGCTGACATCGTGGCAACATTTGACAACACGATCACTGACGGCTTCAAGTATGTGTTGCCATACGACACTGACAACATCTACAACGTGCGCCAGATGAAGCCAGCCATCTATGCCAAGACATACCTTGACCGCATCTTCGCCACTGCTGGCTTCCAATACGAGTGGAGTGACCTGGCATCTGCTCGCTTCGACAAGCTGCTGATTCCTTACAATGGTGACAGCAACACATTTGATTCAGCTGATTATTTGGTTGATGAAGAGAACACCACTCCATTCACTGCATCAGTTGCTTCGACATCAGCTAACAACTACCGAGAAGATGCAACTGGATGGACTGAAATCACTGACGTGCAAGGCTCATTCAACCCAACAACTGGTGAGTTCACCGTTCCATTCTCAACCAACGCAGCGGCTGGTGAGGCATACATCATGGAGTATCAGATTGACTATGAATTCCAAATCGACAATACCAATGCAACGGTTGTCCTCAACTCATTGTCACCATTCAAGGCAACTCCAGTCATCGGATTCAGTATACTCGGCTACAATGGTCAGTACTCGAATCTATCAGCAGAGCAAGTCATCAACCAGGGCAGTATCATTCCGGTTGGAGTCACTGCGTTGACCAGCGGAATTGTTACAGGTAGCGTTGCTCTCATGAGCGATGGAACTGTCCCAGCGACTCTGACCGCTGCTCAAGTAGCCAACATCGTGGTGGGATGGCAGAATGGATACTGCCAATTCACTGGTGCACTGCCAGTCAACGTGGAATTGATAGTCAACTCGGTGCGTATCAAGATTACTCCAACTGCCAACATCCAAGTGATTGGTGGCATCCTGGACATCAACCAATATGTGCCGCTCAAAATCAAGCAGAGCGACTATGTGAAGTCCATCTTTCAGATGTACAACCTCTACGCTGACACCGATGTGGACCAACCCAACAATCTCATCCTTCGCCATCGTGACGAATACTATGATAGCGGAGCAGAGAAGGATTGGTCGCAGAAACTAATGAAGGACAGAGAGCAGAATCTCATCTTCCTTCCCGACCTATCAAGCAAGAAGCTCAAGCTCACATACAAGGCAGACAATGACTCTCCGAATGTGGTGTACACCCAGATGACTGACGAGATTTATGGTCAGCTCGAGTACACCTTTGAGAATGAGTACGTCAGAGACACCGACACCAAGGAGCTCATCTTCTCACCCACTCCAGTGGTTGCCACTACATTCGATGCCTATGTGCCAGCCTTGAATGGTGAAGCACCCAAGACCAACATCCGTATCTTGTATGATGGTGGTGAGCAGACGTGCGGCTCATGGGACCTCATTGAATACGGCACAACGGGTGAGCTCGGCATCACTACCTATCCGATGCTTGGTCACTTCGATGATGCGCTCACACCGACATTCGACATCAACTTCGCAACGTGCGACTACTACTACTACTCACCGAGCACACTGACTGCGAATAACCTCTACAATCTGTACTGGCGCAGAACAGTCAACCAAATAAATGTCGGGAAGATGTTGGTGGCTTACTTCCATTTGACCGAGGCTGACATCCAAACACTCAAGCTCAATGACAAGATTCGCATCGACAACTCATGGTGGAACATCAACAAGGTCATCGACTATGATGCCAATGCAGAGGTGCCGACAAAGGTGGAACTCATCAGCATCGACACTGAAATTGACCTCGCTCCATTCGTAACGAATCCAGGCACACCCGTCTCACCACCAATCACTGCCTCATCCCATGACACAAATCTTGCCACACGATCAGTGGAAGCAAATGTCAACCTCTCAGGAATGGATGTCATCGTGCGTGGTGAGGGCAACAACATCGGTGATGGTCTGCGTGGCTTGGTCATCGGTGACAATAAGACACTCCAGGAGGATGGCATCATCACACCTCGCATCAACGGAGCAGCTGCTGTGGCGCAGACTTATGTGGCGTTACTAACGCAGAGCGGAACTGCTGCACCAAGCGCAGTGGTATTGGCTGATAACATCGGAATAATTACCTGGACTCGCACAGCTGTTGGTCAATATCTCGGCACTCCTATCAGCCCATTCGATGCTCTAAACACTTTCGTCATAATCGGCAATGTAGAACATGACTACATTGCTACTGCCTACGTCAACAGCGATGGCAACATTGTGGTGCACACAACCAAAACACAGAATCATGCACACACTGATTCAAAATTATTAAACTCACCAATCGAAGTCAGAATATATGGCTAATGAAATAGAAATACCTCTCAAGCTATCAGGTGTTCAGTCACTCAAGGCAGAGCTTGTATCACTCAAGGCTGGCATTGCTGACGCATCTGACCCAGAACAAATGGCTGCACTGGCTGCAAAGGCTGGTGAAGTGTCTGAAAAGATAAAGGATGCAAATGAGCAGTTGGCTGAAATGTCAAAGGGCTCAAGTTTAGGCAAGGTCAGTGAGGCATTCCACGACATCAAAGAAGATATCAACTCAATTGACTTTGCTGGAGCTACCAAGCAAATGGATAAATTTTCAGAGGCTTCAGCTGAATCAGCAAAAAGCCTTGATAAAGGAGCTACATTTGCGCAGAGGTATGGTGAGGAACTTCAGCCACTCACCACTCGATTGGGTGAGGCAGAGGATAGGCTATATGAGCTTGCTCTTGCTGGTGAGAAAACGTCACAAGAATATCAAGACTTGCTTGATACAGTATCGAGATACCGAAGAGTTCAGATAGAGACAGACCAGGTGGTTGATGGTGCGTCGCAAACAATGGCGCAGAAGCTCGGAGGTTCACTTGGTGGAGTGACTTCAGCCTTTGAATTGGCTCAAGGTGCAGCTGGTGCATTTGGTGCAAGTGGTGAAGCCATTGAGAAATCATTGCTCAAGGTTCAGTCAGCTGCTGCAATCGCTCAAGGATTCCAAGGAATAAAGGAAGCTATTCCTTCAATCAAAGCATTAGGTGCTTCATTCAAAGGTCTTGGTGTTACCATCATATCAAATCCAATCTTCCTGCTCGCTGCTGTAATTACCGCAATATTGGTTGCAATAGGTATTTTCTTGAAAAAAATTGGTGTACTTGATAAGATATTCAATGCCATCAATGCGGCACTGAAGCCATTGATTGATGGATTCAAGCAACTGACTGAATGGTTGGGATTGAGTACGGCTGCTTCAGATGATGCAGCAGAGAAGGTCAAAGCCAACAATGAGAAGATTGTTGCATCTTCCAAAGAGAGGGCTGAAGCACAAAGCAAATCAATCGAACAGGAGATTCAACTTGCTCAATCATTAGGCAAAGAAACGACTGACCTTGAAATTGAAAAGACCAAGGTAACGGAAAGAGAGTCCAAAAAGCGATTGAAGCAAACCGAAAAAGACCTTAAAGAATTAAAAGATAAGCGTGGTACTTTAGCCGAAGAAGAAAGAGCCAGACTCAAGAAACAACTCAAGGAAGAGAATGCACTCATCCGTCAGGCACAGATTGATCGTAAGGTCATCCTAAACAAAGCCGCCAAAGAGGATGCGGATGAAGCGAAAGAAAAGGCGGCAAAGGATGCTGAAGATGCAAAGAAAAGAGCTGAAGATGCAGCCAAGGCATACCGAGAAGGAAGAACAGCGATTCAAAAAGAGATTGCCGCAGCCAATAAGTTGGTTGTCGATTCTGGAAAGACACAACAGCAGAAAGAAATTGATGATGTCAAGGCTAAATATGATGCTCTCATCAAGGAAGCTAAAAAATATAAGCAAGATACCACTGCACTTAAAGCAGCAGAAAAGTTGGAGATTGATGCTATCAACAAAGCTGCCGCTGATGCTGAACTTGAAATACAAAAGAATCTCGCAAAGCAATTAGCTGATTTCAGAAATGAAGAGCTCGACAGAGCAGAAGCAATCCAGGAGCAAGCATATCAATCCGGACTGACTGCTCGACAAAAAGAAATTGAAGAGCGCACATACTACTACGATAACCTAATTGCTGAAGCCAACCGATATGGTGTTGACACCAAAGTATTTGAAGAGCAACGCAGAAAGGAACTCGCTGACATCAATAAGAAATTTGACGACCAAGATAAGCAAGTTGCACTTGAAAAGATAGCTCAAGAACAAGCCATCAGAGATGCCAAGATTGAGATTGCATCTTCAGTTGCTCAAGGACTTGGTGCTATTGGTGAGGCATTCATCAAGGACCAAGAGAAGCTCGAGAAATTCAACAAGGCGCAAGCACTTATACAGATAGGTATCGACACAGCCAAAGCAATCAGTTCATTGGTTGCGATGTCTCAAGCCAACCCACTCAACTCGGTAACTGCTGGTGCGGCTGGTCTTGCTCAATACGCTGCTGGTATCGTTCAGATTGTGACCAACATTGCGAAGGCGAAGTCAATATTGATGAACCCAACCAACACATCTGCGGCATCTGCTGGAGGAGGTGGTGGAACAAGCAGCAGCGCAAGCGCAAGCTCATCCGTTCCATCATTCGTACCTGGTAACCTATTCGGTCAAGGCAACGCAGCGAACAACGTAACCGCACCAACTGGCATGGAGTCAGGTCAGAATATCACTGTCACTGCTGTGGTGAGTGAGACAGAAATCACAGCCACGCAGAACAAGGTCAACAAAATCATGAAAAATTCAGTATTATGATAAGCTATCAAGCACTCGTCAACGAAATCATTGCATTCTACAACGCCCATCTTCAAGTCAAAAAGGTAGGCTCTGACTTCAAGGAGCAGCTCTTCAACTTCGCCACCAAGGATGAGAAGTATCCGATTGTGTACATCGTGCCAGTGGATGCGATACCAACCGAGAACACCAATGACTTCACGCTTGAGATTTACTGCTTCGACATCATCCAAAAGGACCGTGCAAATATCAATGTCATCTTGAGTGACTGCCATCAGATTCTCATGGACTTGTATTTGAACTATACTTTCAATCTTGATGATCGTGATTTTGATGTGGTCGGCTTCCCAGCTCTCGTGCCGCTCAACAATGACCTCCTCGACTACGCTGCTGGATGGTTGATGACCATCACATTCACCATGGATTCATGGACCGACTGCCAGATTCCTAAACAAATCGGTGACTAAATGCAATATAAGTAATGGCACGTTACGCAGACACTGGAGAATACAACTTCAAATATCCTTTGAGAAGGCGAGTCGCCAATACTCTCAAGAAAGTTATCAAGGATGAGGCACTCATCGACACTGGTACGCTTTACGATTCTGTGCGTATTAACGCCAAGGTGAGCACCGAGGGCAATCTACGCATTCAGATTCTTGCTGCCTACTATTTTGGCTACCTAAACAATGGCACGGCAACCATCGCTCCATTCGATTTGGTGCAGAAATTCAACAACGCACTTGAGATGAATGGATTGATTGCTGAAATGTACGGAATGTATGTGGCTGACTTGGCGCAGAAGTTCCCAATCCTTGAGCTTGGTAATTTGTTACGCAAGAAACCGAAAGTAATCTATGACTTTGAGCCGCTATTCGGTGAATTCAACTACTCACTGGACTACTAAATCTCCAGCTCTTTTCTCATCGCCAAGAAATTAAACACAAGCACGAGCTTCATGTTGATGACTTGGTCGTATTTGGTGAGGTCACCGTTGCACATCGACCAGATAAGCTGCTCCCATCCCCATTTCTGCGATGACTTCTCACGCTCTGCTTCTTTCTTTTCTTCAGGGTCAGTGATGTCATCGATGTCATCCACCACTTGCTCGGTCATCAGATTCTTGTGGCTGGTGATGAAGTTATCTCTGAACTTAATATACTCGGTCAGCACACCATACATCTTGGTGATTGGATGCTCCAGGAAGTAATGCACTCGACTCGATGTCTTGAAATCAGTTGACTCCCATTTTGCGACAACTCCATCCTCCACGATCTCGGGAATTCGATACAACAGAGCGCAGATGTTTGGAAGATATTTGATGTAGTCGCTTGTGAAGTAGTGCTCGAGGTCGATGAACTCACCGAGAGTGAGGTCAGTCATTGGCTTGAGATAGAACTTGCCAATCCTATCGGTATACAATTTGCTCGGCTCGGTGTAGAGCCACTGAAGGTCCTTGAATATCTCGGCTACCTCTGTGATATCGAGGTCATCGAAGTCATCTGGTACGGCATCTGTGAGCGCACAGAGGATATCGATGTTGTGGTTGAATGTACCATCCTCTGCTTTGAGTTGGCGCAGCTCAATGAACTGCTCAAGACTGACTTCCTTCCACCCCTTGGGCAGTATTGGCTTGGGCATATTCAGCTATCTTCTCGGTGACAAATACAATGTAAGGAACGCAGAGCTCTGCTTTCTGTGTGCGAAATAGTTTTGCTTTGTGCTTGAGGTGAGCATCGGTGAAGTGCTCTGTGTTGGATAGGTCAGTTCGTTTGAACATGATTGCCATGATGTCACTGATGTAGTGGTTTGGCTTGGTGTTCACAATCTTCTCGATGAGCTTGGTCTCTTTCACTGACAATTTCAACTGCGCCTCATAGGTGTAGCCTTCCAACTCGATTGATGTCTGCGCCTCATTTGGTGTGTATGAATCGAGGTTGAATTCTTGCACGAGTTTGATGAACTCGCTGAATGGGTAGTCATCCCACATCTCCTCCTTGATGCCAAGATATTTGAACATCTCCACATACTTTTCGATGTTGTCGAAGTCTTGGTTGTTAAGGATTTGACTGATTTTTTCGAACTGCTCAATGGTCAGCTCGCTCATTTTGTTAGGAATCTCCTGGTCGAATATCTGTATCATAATACTAATTTTTGAACAAAGATAAAAAAAAAGCAATATAAGCATGACCAAAGACCTTCCAATTTACAAAATCACCATCGAGGATGAATATGCCGATGGCGAGAATTTGGGAATCGAAATGATAGCATTCACGAGTTCGCCAGCCATAAAGGTTCGTGGCTTAGCTTTCAGTAGCGAGAAAAAAATGCTTTTCGCTGATGATGTGAAATATCGCATCACTGCACCAGCTATGATACCGATGGACATCTATCGCAGAGATTCTGAAGAGGGTGACTATTATGTGCAGTTCACCGCTGATGTCATTGAGAAGATTCATGCCAAGTTTATGGCTGACCTCCGCAATCGTGACATCTTCAACCTGGAGCATGACACTGATAAGAAGGTACCAGCCTACATCCTTGAAACATGGATCGTGGACAACCCAACCAAAGACAAAGCATTCAGCACATTTGGCATCGAGGTACCGGAAGGAACTCTCATGGTGACTGCTCAAGTGACTGACCCAGAGTACTACAACAAATTGGTTGAAGAGGGTCAAGTTGGTTTTTCCATCGAAGGCTTCCTTGGTCTGAAACTTTCGGAACAATTAAATCTTAATACAATGAAGTTACCTGATGGAGAGCACACCATTGAGGACAAAATCTATGTCGTGAAAGACGGCGAGGTTGTTGAAATCAAAGAGGTGGAAAAAGAACCAACTGAAGAAGTGGTTGAGGAAGAGATGTCAACTGAAGAGGTTGCAATGGAAGAAACAACAGTTGAAGAGACAACTGAAGAGTCTACCACTACCGAAGAGGAGATGGCTATCGACCCAGCAACAGACGCAGAAGCAATTCTTGCAATCGTCTTGCCAGTGATTGAGGAGCGTGAGAAGGCATTGATTGCCATCATCGCTGACCTCCGCAATCAGATGGAAGAGATGTATGCAGAGAAAGAAGAAGAGAAGGCAGAGGAGCAAATTGCCGAGGCTACAATGAGCCAAAAATTTGCCGCATTTAAGCAATTCAGTAATCAATAAAAAACAAATAAAAATGTCAAGAAAACTCCGTTTCGATTTGGATGTTGACGCATCCGCTCTATTGGCAGCGAACCCAGAGGCATTCTACTCTAAAGCATATTTGAGTGAAGAGTCTATCGCTGACAACTACCGCCTCCTTCCTGGTGTGAAGGATAAGACTAAACTTGCAACCGTGTTATTTTCACGACCGTTGCAAGCATCTAACTGCTCATTCTCGGCTCCCGATGATGACTTGAGCGCAGTTGAAATTTCGGTATGTGCGTTATCCAGCCTTGCGCAAATCTGTCAGTTTGACCTTGAGCAATCATTCCTTGCACTTCAAATGGCTAAAGGTTCAAATGGTGACTTCACTGTTGCATCTTTCATGGATTTCTACTGGAATGAATTAGCTAAAGCTATCGGTCAAAGCATCGAGCTTATCCGTTGGCAAGGTGACACAGAGAGTGTTGATACTACTTTATCTCTTTGTGATGGTTACGAAAAAATCCTTTGTGGTAATGAGGCTGTAAATGGTCTTTATGGTGGTGCAATTACATCTTCAAATGTATTGACTCAATTGGCTGCTGTATTTGCTGCTGCTCCTGCTGCAATCATCCGCAAGAAAGCTGACCTTCGCTTGTATGTTTCTACCAACGTAGCAAACGCATACGAATTGGCTGCTGCTACTGGCAACACCATGACATATGTGACTACTCCATTGGCATTGACTTACCTTGGTGTTAAAGTTGTAGCTTGTGAAGGTATGTCTGACAACACAATCGTGTTGACTTTGAAAGATAACCTCATCTACGCATTCGACGCAGAGGGTGATTCAAAAGCGTTGAAAGCTGTCAACCTTTCTGACACAGTTGCAGAGCCGTACATCCGTACTCGTGCAAACATGAAAGTTGGTTTCACTGTTGTGAATCCAAGCGAGGTTGTTATGTACAACGTTTGCTTCGACTAATCGAAAGCAACCCATATATATTTGGGGGGTGAAATTCCCCCCTATTTTTAAACTGATAAATCAAAAATTATGGCTTGTGAAGCTTTAGAAACAATTGTAAAATCATGCGACAACAATAGTGGTGGCATTGAAAAGATTTGGATTAATCAGCAAGACAACATTGCGTCATTCACTTTAGATGCAACCAACACATGGACAATCGATGCTATCACTTTAGCTGGTGGTGCTCCTGACTATACTCCATTCGAGATACGCAGAAACACTGGAAGCTATGTTGAAGATGCTGCCATCGACCTCGTGAACGGTTCATCTTATGTGACTGCGACAATCTCTTTGATGTTCCACCGTCGTGACCAAGACAAATCTCAAGCAATCAAAATCTTGGGTGCTGGTCA